GCTTCTGCCAATGCCAATCATACCACCAGATTGTTGTGGTTCTAAACGTGCAATTGGAACATTCAAAGCATTCAACAGTTTGTTTCTGAAATACTTAACGTCTTCTAACTCACCAAGGTTTTGACCAGCTGGTAATGTAGTAATCTCTGTACCTTTACCACCTTCACGGCGAGGTAACCAGAAGTCTTCTAACATTGACATATGTTTGCGGTCATCACGGAGCTCACCAGTCGTGGCATCGTAAACCATCTTGTTACGATACTTAACCATAACGTCACGTAGATATTGTTCAGCCTTACCTTTTGGTAAGTTACCAACGTCAATATAAAAAATACGGCGTTCTGGTGCTCTAGATATACGATAGATAACTACCGCATCTTCAATCATACGCAACTGGTTAAGTGGTTTGATTGCTTTGTGTATATAAGAAATAACAAATGTATTCTTTGCATCCATCAAACCAGAATTGATGTTTATAACTGCATCAGCAGCAATTCTCAATCCCTGATTAACTTGGGCAGTATATGTTTGTGTTGTAGTACCACGGTCATTGTAGACATAGTACTCAGCAATAGAACTAATAACCGATGCACCAGTTTTAGGGTCACGGTCTTTTTTTACTTCTCGAACCTTACGAATTTTACGTGGGTCGATGTAACGTAATTCTTTAATGCCTTCTTTTGGATTCTTTTCGTTAACGACAATGTGATAGTAAATTCTACCATCAATGTACCATCGTTTGAATAAATCATCGGCAAGATTTGAAAAGTTCAACATACGCATAACGTTATTGAATTCTTCACGAATCTTTTTCTTAATCGATTCTGGTTGTTTCAAATTATCCATAACGATATCAAGAATCTTACCCTCTTCGGAACGAGTAATAGCTTCATTGACAATTTCGTCAATAGCCATTTCAAGCTCAGGATGATTAGACATTTCACGATAACGTGTAATTAGTTCTAACTCATTACGAATTGAACCTTCTAAATCGACATACGTACCATAGTGTGCGTTACCTGTAATAGTAACTGCACCATCATCTATTGCACTTGTCGGTAAAGCAAAAGAAGATTCGTTCGGGTTTTGAACCTGAACGACTTCTTTATCACCAAAAGTAAAACCAAAAAGTTTAATTGCCACTGTATAATAATCCTATATTAAGAAAGAAGAGCCTAGGCTCCTCTTTCGTCAAACCACGTTATCTTCTACGGATTCCCACCATTGATATGATAGAGTCACCGTGAATTCTTCAATCGCATCATTGGAACCCCAGTCAACATCAATTGGAGAAACATCTGTTGGGAATAAACCAACAAACTTATATTTCTTTAATGTGTCACCGTTCTTGGCGAATTGTTTAACTTCTCCGTCAACAGTATAACTGCCTGGAGTTTGTGCCAATGGGTTACGAACGTTTAAACTGTGGCTGTTCAGGCCATTCATCCATCTTTCAAATGCATTACGCACCACAAAGTCTTCATCATTGATGATCGAAAGTGTCCAGTCAGTGAAGGTTCTGTTGCCTACAAACTTCAACTCACGGCCGAAGTATTGAACAGGCACAGTGCCAACAGTAGAACCTGGAAGTTGTGCGGTCTTACACATGAATGATAATTTCGTTTGTGCATTACCAGGTAAAGCAAATGCCGGAAAAGGCATGGTTACCTCAAAGAGGTTTGGTCTCGCACCATCACCCTGCATTTGAGAGCGGAATTCGTTAATATTAAATGCCATTTAATTTTCTCCTATCTCTCTATTTATTAGAATCGTCCAACGATTTCATTGAATGCAACACCAGTACGGACTGCAACAAAGTTTAGTTGGATGAAGTTGATGGAACGGGCTGGTTTGACATAAATGTCACCAACAAACTCATTGCGGTCGATGACTTCCGGTGTATTATTTGTAGTATCACAAACAACACGGAAGTCATAGATGCCACGGCGGCCTTGGATTTCACGTAAGTACGGTTCAACCAAGTTAACAAACTGAGCACGTGTAAATTCATCGTTGAATTCAAACAACGAAGAACGTGAAGCACGAGCAACTGTTTTCTCTAGTACAATAAACAATCTACGAACGTTGATTCTGTCCATTGCTTCTGGTCTGTTCAATAGAGTCTTATCACCGAACAATACAGTACCTTCGCCTGGGAAGGTTACAACAGGATTAATACCTGCATTGTACAATGTATCTCTCTCAGATTTTGTTGGACTCCATGCCAATTTAACAACGTTCTTAATTTGACCTCTGTTCAACCCAGCTGGTGAGAACCATGGGTCACGGTCAACGTCAGTTCTAACCAATAGACCGGCAATATCACCGTTCAATGGCAACCAACGATATATGTCATTGTATTTGTCGTATTGATATTTCCATCCACAATCCATAACTGCGTATGAAGAAGATGTGAGAGTATCACGATAAGTTTTAACAGTTGTTGCTTCTAAACCTGAGTTGTTCAATACAGAAGTTAGTGGTGGAGAAATAAACACCATACAATCTTTGCGTGACTCGGCAATAGAAATTAGTCGGTCAGGTACTACATCATCTGAAGTTTCACCGGCCATCAATAGAGAAACATCAACAGAATCAACATTGTTAAACAAATCATAAGATGTGTTTCTGTTACCTGCAGTTGGTGCAGTATCTTTACCTGCAGACAAGTTAAAGTTATTAACTGCAAGACCATTATAACCACCACCAGTATTTGCTACTTGAATGGCAGTTTGACCCCAATTTATACCAGTGTCTGGGTGACCCATCCACCAGATGTATTTGGATTGACTGTTAACAACGTCTTTGTAAAAATTTGAAGAACCGTCTGAATTCTTAGCATCGCCTGATTTTGAAACAAAACCAAATTTTTCAATAACAGTGTTTGCTGTACCTGTAATTGCACCAGTCATGTCAACAACTACGATATGAATTTCATCATTTGATGTTGCTGCTCTTTCGGCATGTCTAGATGTAGAAGGTGTTGTACTAAATTCACCTGAGTATGTCCAACCTGTTGCAACGTTGGCGTCAGCCATCGAAACACGTAGTGCATTACCTAGTGAACCTGGATACTTTGCGGCCCACTGAATTGAATTACTTCCTGCTGCAAAATTTTGTTCGTAATTTGTTTTGTTAAGTACTCTTACAGGTGTTCCAGCGTTTGTTGCATTATTTGCTGTAGTACCTACTGAGCGAATAACTCTCAAATCTGAACCATATTGTAAAAAGTTTGCTGCTGTGAAGAATGATGTTGCGGTGTTGCTGTCTGGTTTACCGAATTTTTCTACTAATTGGACTTCATTACTAATTGTGATAATCTCATTCACTGGTCCCCAGTTAAAATTTCCGGCAAAACCACCAATAGTTGTTGCTGTGGAAGGCACAACAGTTGTAAGGTCAACTTCTGAAACATTCACGCCTGGTGATAATTGAAAAGCCATGGTTTAATCTCCTTTTAAGGGCTGAATTATTTTTTTAATGTATGTTGTATTTATGTTTTTAAAAATTTGAGGATATATAACCTCGGCTTCTAACATCATCTTGCCATACTGTACCACCAGAATCAATTACTGGTTCTGGTCTGCCATCGTCAATGATACCTACTGGTGCCAAATCTTCGTCACCTAACATATTTTGTTCCTCTAACATCATCTTACGGATGTCGATATTGGTATCTTCTTTAAAATAACTCTGAGCAGTTAACCAAGAGAATAACACCAGACCCATAACTAAGTCATCGTTGTTACCTTCTTCTGCCTCATAACTGTCTCGAACTCGCACAAACGTATTAAGTTCGGCAATCGTGTCAAAGTCATTGATAATTAACTTGTCATTTTCAATCAAGGTTTTCAAGTTGGCACAACCAATCTTTTTGACTGATTTTGTGGTCTTGATACCGAATGATGTAGAACGCTTGAAACCACCTGAAATTGATTGTCCTTTAATATGGTGGTGTTCTAGCTTATATATGTTCTCATATTCCAGATCATAGTGGAGAATGTCCACGACCTGTTGGCCAATATTGTTAGTCTCAATCAACGCAAATGCTGTATTGTATCTTTTACATAATGCATAAACAACTGTAGGTAAAAATAACAATGGTAATTTATTGTTTCGATATTTTGCAACTTGCCTGTATGGAACTTGAGACACATCAAGTATATTAATCGTTGAGTAATCTTGTGCAACACCTTCAGAACAATCTACACAACCAATGTATAGGTGTCCTGGTATTGGGTCTTGGTAGATATCTAAACAATCTTCTTGTTTCAATGGGTCAAAGAATGCCAGTGACCTCAATTTAGAACCAGAGATTAATGTTGCCGATGAACCAATAAATTCTGTCTCAAACTCTTGTCGGAACTGTTCTTCTGATGTGTTACGTATGGTCTCTTCTTTCCATGCGGCATCACGTCCTGGCACCTGTGACCAATGAACCTCCAATGGTTTATAGGTCGAACGTTTCTCTGTCGCATCAACCCACATCTTATAGAAGTGGTTTAGTCCATATGGGGTAGAAACAATAATAACTTTGGTAGTCTTACCAGATGAAATGACGGGGTAGGTTGACGTAAAGAATTCGTCAGCCATATTTTTTGGAACGAACGCAAATTCGTCCAAGAAAATTAAGTTATAAGAACCACCTCGAACACCAGATGCTGATGTTGCAAAGGCCGCAATCTTTGATTTGTTTTCTAATTCAATATTGCCTTTGTTCCAAGTAATGATACCTTGTTGCAACCAAAGTGGTAAGTATTCATATGCATATTGAACACGACCTAAAATTTCACGTGCAAGTGAACCTTTGTTGGCAAGAATGGCAATACTGTAATCGTCTTGGAATAGAATAGACCATAACATAAAACCTACAGTCGTAGTTGTTTTACCAACCTGACGTGGCATCTTTGCGATACAGAATCGATTTTCGTGGAATGTTCGTACCATGTCCTCTTGGAATGGCCACATTTCGAATGGCACAAGACCATGGTCAACGTTAACAATCTTAACGTATTTTCTAATAAAGTAAACTGGATCCTCAGTACATTTTATAATTTCGGCAACTTGTTCTTCGGTGTAAGATAACTCTACACCAGTTCGTTTTAAGTTTGCGTTGCCAAGGTAACCACCTGCATCAATCATTATTTAATAATGCTCCTTAACATCCATGCTTTCTTTTGATGAGCACCAAGAAGTTCTTGTAAAAAGTTTGATACCGCCGGTTCATTGGCTTGTTCAGCAGCCACTATACCTGCACGAAGATGAACAATATATCGGTCATTATCAACTTTTAAATTCTGTATCATATCCATTGCCGAAGGAATAACATCTGCTGCTTCTTGAATGTCTGCTAGTTCTAAAAATCTTTCTAATGAACCAGGTGCATATGAATCTAAGTATCTTATATTTTCTGCTATTAAATCAGTTTGTGCAAATACTTCAGTGTAAAAATTATTTAAAAAATCGTGGTATTGTGGAAAATTAGGACCTTCAATATTCCAATGATAGTTGTGTGACTTTAAGTATAAGGCAAAATTTGTTGCCAGAATAACTTTCATTTGTTGAATTAATTGATCCATATTATTTCTCTTTATTTAACTTCAAAAACTTTACCAGTTCTGTGGTTGAACCAACAAACACAGCCTTATCTATATTCATAGACTTATCACTCATAGATTTTGGCGCCAAGTCTTTTTTACGTTTTTGAATTTCCATTAGGTCTTTATTTAGGTCAGACATATTTTTAAGCATTGTGGCCACAACCTCGAATGCTCTTGGGTGATGCGTGTCTTTAGCAACGTGTATCAAAGTGTCCATTGCAGAGTTACCTTTGGTAATCATCTCACGTATATTCTGCCGAGCAAACTCAGCATCATCGGCAATATCTGGTGTTAAGTCAGTGTGTACTAACTGACCAGCAGATTCCAATGGTTCGATCTCCAATAATTGAGAAAGATTTTCATCCATTTTTTTCATAATTTATTTTAAATGTTTATAAATTTGCAATTGCGGTTTGAAAATCAGCATAAGTTGCACTGTTTGCAGCTAAACTTTTTAGACTTGTTATGGTAATAGTTGTATTACTTGTTGTATTTGCTTTATTAAACGCAGCTTGTGCTTGAGTTAGAGATAGTGTGGTATTAGATGCAACGAAAGAGGCAGGCTGTTGAATAATAACATTACCAACCATACCGGCATGGTTTTGGCATTGGTAAACATATGTTGAACCTACTAGACTAAAAGGAACTTTCCAATAAAGAGTGCCGTTTATCTGAGCTTGTGCGTTAGAACTCGTTGAAACTGTACCAGTATTGCTAACGTGTGTTAGTCCTATATTGAAACTAGAACCACCTGATGATGTCCGTATCATAAACGGATGACCATCCAAATTATTTAAAACAAATGCTATGGTTTCACCACCAGAAACATACACTGTAGGATTGTTTCCTGAATATTGATCGATTAGATAAGCAGTTGATCCAGAAGCTGTTACAGATAATCCGGTAACAGCACTCGTATAATTAGAGTTAGTTGTGTTATAAACTTCTGTAAAATTTTCATTAACTTTGGTGAAAGCCGTTCTTAAAGGATCACCTGTACCAGTATTTGGTCCTGTTCCTATGCCAATTGTTTGTTGTGTCATTATAGTTTATCCGTTTTAATTAATGTTGAGTCAGTAAATACTAAAGTAGTATCTGAAGTTTCTAAAATAACTTGAGGTTCATATGTAGAACTATATGATGTATAGGTTTCTGCGAATCCATATTCATCATCTGGACCAGCAGTGTTTGGATTTGGTCTAGTCTGTACAGAAGATATAATTGAGTTCTGTGTAAATGTATTTGATGTAATAATATCACCATTTGCCAAGTTGGCAAAATTCATATGTGTGTTTGCAGTAGCCAAAGTAATCATCTCACTTGTCTTAACTGGTGGCCAAATATATGCTTTGGCTGTGAATGTCAAGTCCCATAGAATCAAACGAGTACTCATCATATCACCTTCATAATCTGTAGTCGTAGATACAGAATTTAATATGATTGGCATGTCATACTTTTGATCCATGCCAGGAATAAAATCCATTGTTACAGTAAAATCTGGTGTGAAGAATGGAAGTATTTGTTCCATAATCTGAGCACCATCTTCTGTATTGCGAACATAGATAGATAAGTTAAAATCAAAGTTGTATGGTATTGCTCCGTATTGTGATTTTAGTGATGTGTTATTTGCACCAACTGAAAAGTTTCGGTTAGTAGTAACACCTTTGCGACTAGAATCATATGACATACCTACCATATCAAATGAAATTCTAGGCACAGATATTGCAACAGATTTTGTTAAGTCTGGATCGGAAGCCAAGCGAGTCAAGTATTTTTCTTTGGCACCATAAGATAATGGCACTTTAAATCTTTCG